TGGGTAGCTGTTTCGCACCACCGCGAAGCGGGTATACCGGATGTTGTCGATCGGGGAGGGCTTCTGCTTGATGGCTTTCAGGAAGATCTTCGCCGCGCAGGCGTATGACTTGCCCGAGCCCACCGGCCCCATCAGACCCTGCACAAAGGCGTTGCTCTGGATGAAGTCGTAGATCACTGGGCTCTGACTGAAGTCCAGGTTCAGGCCCGCGCCTGAGACTGCTTTGTCCGACTGTTCTTTCGTTCTTGCCACGTTTCCTCCAAAGACTCATTGCTCACCAGATGGTGGTGCCACCACGTTCACATCGATCACAGACGGTTTGTCATTCTCATCAGGGTTATCCAACAGCCCAGACGCTTTAGCCAGCAACCGCAGCACGCCCACCTTGTCGTACAGCTCGATGTCCAAAAAGCTGTTGCCTTCCTTGTCAGTCCTGACCGAGACCTTCTTAATCGCCTGCAAGGCGTGTTCAGGGATCTGGTGCGCCGCCTTGACCTTGACGTTGCCGTCTTCATCCCAGGACATGATGTCCGTGATCTTGGTATTGGCCATGCACAGCAAGGCATAAGACACCGCCTCACGGTTCTGGATCAGGGTGTTTGAGCGCTCCAACCGACGCTGGATCGAGCGAGTACCACCCCAGTTCGTCAAGGGCGGCACCACGTTGGAATGTTTCTTGGTAGCCATCAGAAGGGGATGTCTTCGTCATTCGACGGCTGCGGCTGGTAGCCATTCGCCTTCGCCTGGTTGTGCGCAGACGGCTCACCACCAGCCACCTGAGAACCGATCTTGATCGCCAACCAGGTCTCACCCGCCTTGGTCTTCTTCGGACTCGCGTCCAGCCAATGCACCGACCCATCCGGCAACATGATCCGACCCCGGTACGCCGGGTGCCAGTCCTCCGTCTTCTTGTCGTTCTTGAAAGCAGAACCTTGTCCAGGTCTCATCTCATACGCCATACAACCTCCATGAAAAAGTAGGGAAAATTTTTGTCAGAGCCCCGCAACGCCACCGTGTGGGGGAGGGGGGAAAGGGTGCCTTTCTGACAACGAACATGCCAAGCTGGCAACCGGATGCGTTTGCAGAACCGCAGGCCTCGAGCTCCGGTCGGATGCAGACACGTCAGCGCACCCCCTGCCTGCCGTACACGTCCAACACGCAGACGAACGTATGGGTTTTGTACAGACCGCACAGAACGCGCTACAAGCCGTTTCCCTGCCTGACCCATGTCTGCCTATTACCTGACCCATGATCGCGCCTTGTAGGTGCCTTAGAACCCGCGGAGACAGCATCGTGGTTTCAAAGGCTGTCTGCCTGCAGCACCATCAAGGCCTCGACCAGGTCGACACCGGTCGGCATCGACACGCCTTCGGCCTGGCAGCGCTGTTGCAACTTGAGCAATGTTGCTTCTTGTTGCTCGTCCGACAACTGGTTGCCTAGAACTTGTATTAAACCTAAATCAATATCTTTTAAATACATATCCTTTAAAGACTTATCTATACTTATGTTCTCTGTGTTATAGGCAACCTCAGGTTGACACATAGGTTGCGTATGATTGCCTAATTCTTCAGCAGTATGTGCAACCTCAGGTTGCGTATTGGACGCCTTCGATTGCTTCTTCTTGGCGATCTGTTCTTTCATCTTGGCAACGGTGACGGTGTCTCCTGACTTCGGCATCTGGTACTCCTTTGCTGGTTGTGTGACGGGTTTGACAGCACCCTTGATCATGTCGTGGATGCGCTTGAGTCCTTCTGGATCTGGTGTCAGTTCTTGCATCTGTTTCTCCTTTATGTGTGGCGGCCTGGTGTCTTCATGTCGGCTGGTAATGGCGATTGCTGTCTCCATGTCGACAGTCGGGTCGAAGATGACCCTGACGGTGTCTGGCCTGACGCCTCGCCAGTGCTTGGCAACAACTTCAATGTAGCCTGCGGCTTTGAGCTTGGTGATGTGCTTGGACACTGCCTGCCGGCTAATCCCTGCATCCTTGGCCAGCCTTGCCTGGCTAACCCAGGTCACACCAGCCCGGTTGCAATAGCTGCAGATCAGGGCCAGTGTCTTGACCATCCCATCGGTCACCGCCCGATCGGTCAGCGCTCGGATCGGGATCACAGCCACCTTCCTCTGATCCGGCGCCGGCTCCTTCTCCTTGATGCGCGGCTTCTTGGGCAGCGTGAACTGCACGATGTTGTCAGGCACGGCGCTCAATTCCAATCTGCCTCATCATCGCCAGCAATGAGCGCCACCCAAATGACCATGCCAGCCAATCCAATCAGGCCGCCGATGGTGATCAGCAGCACGCCAAACAGTGCGATCGCCATCACGGCCACCGCAGATGTGAGGTCAGCTTCCTGACGTGCTGGTCAGGCGTCAGTCGCCCCGAATGATTCCTGTACGGACTCTCAGAGCGCTTTTCGATGCACGGCTTGCAGATCCACCTGGCAGTGCTCTTGCCGCGCTTGTAGACGCCGCCTTCAAGCTCTCGGGTACATTGGCAGCTGGTGCAGAACTTAGTATTCATAGCAGCCCCTTGATGCGCTTGATCTCCCAGCCGGTCGCGTCATGGATCTGCAGAATGCGCTCGGCACTGACCGGCATACCCGAGCGCATCTTCGACAGCGAGCTCGGCGGCACGCACAACATCCACGACAGTTCTGCATCGGTCTTGAGCTTGTACTTCGCCTTCAATGTGTCCAACAGCTTGTGTGTTTTCATTTTTTGTATCTCCTGACCATCTCGGTGCGCAGCTTTGTTCTTGCCTCGGTGCCGCGCTGCTGTTCGACACCGTTTAGGTAATCCAGCTTGGTGATGCGGGGCTTCCTGGCCTTGTCCGGCAGCTTCAAAGCCCAGCGCACCTCGCACTCAAAGCGCCAGGCCTCGCTGTAGGTGCAGAGCTCCACGCCGTCGACCATCACAGTCTTTGCCGGCGGGTGAGGGCGCTCGCAATGCCGACACGTCACTTGATCCTGCGAACCTTGGCCGCAGCTGCAGCCTTCTGCTCGCGCAGCATTCGACGAAACTTCTTAGCTAGATCGGTCTTCTCTGCAGACGTGTACTTCCACTCGGGATTCCAGACCGAGGGCGTGTCGTCAGTGACGACCTTCTTTGCCTTGCGCTTCTTCTCAGGCATGACCGGCATCAGCAATCTGTTTTGATTCATTGACTTTTCCTTTCAAACTTTCCAAAGACTCATACCCTTCCCGAAGTTGTCAGGCCGCGGCACGTTGCGCATCTGCACCTGACCCTTGGCTGCCATCTTTCTCAGCACGCTGTAGAGCGCCTCTTTGTTGGTCTCGATGTCGGCCTCGCAGACGTGCTCGAAGAGCTCCTGGGTCGACAGCTCGCCAACGTCGGTCAAGGTCTCGATCACCAGCTTGCGCAGGTCGGTGCGCACCGGCTTGGCAGCCTTGCCGTTCAGACCCATGTTGATGACCAGCCTGCCGCCGGTCTTCTTGAGCACCGTGCGCTCACCCTGCAGCTGCTTGACCACCCACTCCCAGCTCATTTCAGCTGGTCGCGCATCATCGGGATGAAGTCCTTCAACTGCAGGCACACCCGCCACGGCTGCCCATTGCGCCTGTACGCCAGCACTGGGATCTCCCCAGCCTGGGCGCACGCCTCTACTTGTTCGCTCCATTTGTCCACCTGTAGTCGTTCTTGTCGTTTCACTTCGATGCGGAACTGCTGAACGGTCAGATCGTCGCCACTGTCTCTGGCCTGGCCCAGGTTGCGCTTCACCACAAACCCGAGCTCGTCAGAGAGCAGGGCGGCGAGCTCACGCTCACCAGCTGCGCCCTTGTTGCGCTTGCCCCTGCCGTTCATGCGCTGCCCAAAAGCCGCTTCAGCCGGTTCTCAGCGGTCTCGTAGCGCTTGCCGTAGGCCTCGACAATCAGCTCCTCGAGGATCGACGTGCGGCTGCGGCGCTGCTCGTCTGCAGCCAGGTCAAGCAGCTGCCTGACCTCTGGCCGCATACGCATCAGAAACATCCGGTAATGCTGGGTTGAGCTCATCTGTAAAGTCTCCAAACGGTACGATTGCGCGAAGATATATCGATTCTGACGACTTCGCAACGCTTGTCAGAATTGATACACAACGAAAAAGATACGTTTGG